ACTTCATTTAATCCTAGTTTATCTAAAATGTAAAAAGTTTTATTTGTTCCGTTGCCTGTATAGTTTGAGTAAATTTCTGTTGATACTTTTACTGCATTTTCAATTTCCCACTTACCATCAGATGCTCTAAGAACATTGTTTTTTGGGTAATTGATTTCGAGTTCGTTACCAAACAACATTCTGAATAGTAACTTAAATGACTTCTCTGAACCTTTTGAGAGATAGAGTGGCAATACATTTTTAATCAATAGGGATTTGTCTATTGTTGTTTCTTTTGGTAAAAATGTAGCATATGAATTTAAAAACTGTTCTTCAAATTCATCTATAGAAGTATCAACATCAGAAATGTATTTTAATTCTTTTGATTTGGTAATCAAATCATTCTTTTGAGTGCCTTGTTTGTTTTCCAAAAACTCATAGTATGCTTCCAAGAATGAAATGAAAACAGGATACTCTTCCCGAACGAATTCAGGAACTTGTTTGTTAATTAATAGCGATACTTTATTATCAGTCATTACACTTCAGATAAATCGGTTGTTATAGAAGTAGGATCAGTTTCATCAATTGTAATAATGGTATCTCTCGATGAAGTAATAATACCTCTTTCAGATTCAATACTGATTCTCATCAAATTGTCTGGTGTTAAAATTGAATTGACATTAAAATCTTTTAATGTAACCAAACCACTTATGTAATTGATTGTTCCAGCTTCTGCATTAATAATTTTCTTTTCTGCATTTTCATCGTAGTAGAATGTTCTAAGTGTACCAAATCTACCATCAAGAATTGCAATTGCAGATGCACCATAACCACCACCGCCTGCGATTGATACTAATGCTCTTGTATAGTTAATACCTCTTTTTGATACAACAATATTTGTTATCTTGCCGTTTGTAAGAACAGCAGTTGCAACCGCACCAACACCATCACCTGTAATTGTAACTGTTGGCTCAGATGTGTATCCTGTACCCGCATTAGTGACTTGAATTTCTGAAATACCAGTAAATGATTCTGGAACCTCTTCAACCTGCGCTGTTCTTAAAACACCAATTGTATCAAATATGGTAAATTGAGAACTTGTTAACTTGTTGGTTGAAGTGCCTCTGTGTAACAATGCATTATAGTCAATTTCATATGTTGTTGATTGACCTAATTTCAATTCAAATCTTTTCTCTAATCTTAAAATTGTTTCTGAACCGGCAATTGCATTTGCATCAACACCGTCAATTGAATCTTGCAACTTAGAAAGAATAAAAGTTGAATTGAATTTATTTAAATTGGTGTTTGAATAGTTGACAATTGCAGTTCTAATTGCATTTACAATTGCAGTCGTAGAACTAGCAGTTTTTAATTTATCATATTTAACTGTGTTTTTAATCAATAGGTATAAAAATTTTGCATCTCTAATTTCTGCACTTACGGCAACAATTGCTTTTGGTTTGATAATCTCGTCAATAATTCTTTGTTTTTCTGTTTCTGAAATATAATAATTTGTTTTTGGTTTTAATGCAATATAAACTTTACTATATGATGGTGGCACTTCATCTTCACCACCCCATACAGATAATGAATCAATACTAGGATAATTTTTCTTTAGGTATGATTCATAATCTTTAAAAGTCACCAATCTATTTTGTGTAGTAAACTGTGCAGCTGCACCAAATTTAATATCATCAACAGATTCTCTTACTGCACCTCCTGCAGCTGAAGAGACCGGATTAATAACAAAACTTGTAATCGATTCTGCTAAAGAATCTGAAATACCAGAAGTTGCAACATAGTTGTTTGCTTTGTTTGCAGCTGTTCCATTAGTTCTTAAATAAGTAACATTCACTATCGCACCATCAGGCAATGATTTACCAACTGAATTATTACCAAAGTATATTTGATATTTACCAGATTTGTTTTCTTGTAGATAATAAACTTCTGAGGTGGCATTAACATCCAAGATATCAGAAACTAAATTGTAAACTGCGAGTTGTGTATTTCCAGAAGATGGTGAAACTTGGACTTTGATAGTTGTTGTATCAATGTTTGCATCAGGTAAAGTAAATACTTGTTTTGGATTTGATGCAGAATTATGAGTGAATCTATAAGTGGTTAATTGACCTTCATAGATTTCTAAATTTTCAAAATAATAAGTTGAATTTGCCTTAGTTACAGTTGTATCTTCCAAAACAACAAAGTTGTATGGTTTACTATCAATTTGATTTGATAAGAAACCAAATCCAGCTGGTAATGTTAATGTTCCACTTGTTGATGTTGCTGAGTTTGCCGTAAAATTAATTGTTGCAACGGACGCTCTTGTTGAATGTGGTGTATAACCTAAAGTTTTAGCATGAGAGATAACAGAATCTCTTAATATAGCAGTATCTAAAAATGATTCATTAGCAACCATGTTTAGATAGTAAGCATTGTAATGGGTATTGTAAGCAAGAATATCCAATAGAATATTCAGACCAGAACCCTCAAAGTCATAGTCTGTAAATTCAGATTGTTGATTTAAAAATGCTTTTAAATTATTCTTGATTGTATCAAAATCAAGTTCGGTAACTCGTAAACGGTCTGCCATATTATCTAATCCGTTCTAGGAAAAAATTAATTGTAATTGGGTCTACACTATTAATAACAAAGAATTCAAGTCTTAGTTTATACCCATTATTGTCTGGATCGGCAATTGCGTTGATTTGATTTACTTGAGCTCTTGGTTCAAAGTTTTCAATTGTCTCTACAACTGCTCTTTCTAATTGTGCTGCTATGATTGTGTCTATATTCTCAAACAAAAGTCTGCGAATACTACTGCCAATTTGTGGCCTAAATGGTCTTTCGTAATGATTGGTAAGAATTAAATTCTTAACCGAATTGATGATAGCATACTCATTCTTGTGAGTATTGATATCTTTACGAACTGGATGAATGGTAAAATTCAAATCCAAGTCTTTAAAACTGCGGGATGATTGTATATCTACTTGAGCCATATTCTATTTATCTAGCCTGCAAAAACATTTCCTGACCCTTGTGCAACAGCTGAACCGCATGCCACAGAGTCTCCTATTCTCATTACTGCTTTTCCATTTACAAAAACTGTACCTGAACCACTAGCTGCCGTGGAATCATGGCACGATGATCCACAACAATGCGTAACCCAATGGTCACCAACTCTGTGAACTCCTATACCATTAACAAAAACATCACCTGAAGCACCATCGTTGGCTCTTGGTGGAAAACATCCATGGCCGGTGCATTTGTCACCTAATCTTGTTACAGATGGCATTATACAAAAGCCTTCAAGGCATCTCTGCCAGCTGAGTATTCATTGAATACCGTTTTAGTCAAAGTTAAATCACCTTCCGTTGTCGAAATTGTGTAAGTGACTATGACACTATTCCTAGGATCGGGTGAGAAGTTGTAAACCTGTCTGGATGCGTTCAACTCGTTAAAATTTTGTGCTACTTGATACTGTTCAATTTTGTCAGATGAACCTCTGGTAATATGCCTAATTGATTTGTTATCAAATATGTTTATACTATACTTACCTGTAACTGTTACTGTGTTTATAGTGTTACTTATGGCAATTCCAGAATCGTTTAAATCTGCCGATACTGAAATTAAATTTCCATTAGCCAAATCATCAAAAGTTACCGTAATAACATCTGTAAAATTGACCTCTACATCCACATTTGGTAAAGTTGTTGGTGATGTTGTTGCCATTAGTTGAGGTCAATCTTAGGTGCTGTTACTTTATAATTTCCACCAGAATTCCATGTTGTTGTTCCACCAACTTGTGCTGAGTAATTTCCACCAACTTTCATGTCCATGTTACCATCAACTTTCATATCTGCGTTGCCTTTAACATAAATTTCTGCATCACCTTGAACAGTAATGTTGCACTTACCCATAATGTAAACATTGTCATCTTTCATTACAATAGAGTAATTATCTTTAGTGATTTTCTCTACTCTACTGCCATCGGGAAACCATTCAATAAAACTGCCACTTCTATGAGCAATATGAACTCTTTCAGCACCTGGAGTATCGTCAAATTCTAATAGATGCCCCGATTCTGTATCCATAACATTGTTGTATGGATACTTTGTGGCATAAGAAGTTTCTGGTTCATTCCATGTTGATTTTACAGTAGGAACAGAAGTTACTTTATTAGTCTTTCTTTCTTGTATGAAAGTCTCTGTAATGGTATCTGAATCATTTCTTGCTATTCTTGATGTTGATGGTTCATCTAAAAATTTAGGATAAGATTCTGATTGTGTTTTTTCTTCTATTGATATTCCAGAACCATCAGTTTTGTATGTTTTATTTTTTGGTGTTCTTGGAGAAGATTTTAATTCTGTATCACTTCTAGGATCAGAAAATGCTTTTTGTCTGTCAGCAGATTTTAATGCGATGCCTGGAAGTATTCCCATAACAATTGGTTCTTGTGCATTTTCACCATCAGAGAAGAAACCAACAGCCATATCACCTTCTCTTGGTGAATATACATTAATGTTATTTGTTGGAATCATTGGAGTTGCCCAAGGCAAATCACTGGTTGGTAAATTCATCTTATCGTCTGGATGCCAACCAACGGCTCGAACTTTCAAACGACCCATCTTCAATGGATCATTTCTATCTTCTATTATTCCAACCCACCAGATAAAACCATCTTTACCAGCAAAGTTTTTTGTATCTTCCATATTATGTATATTCTAAAATTGCGTTTGTTTGTTCTGGATTGCTTGAAGGTATGAATTCATTATTTGTAGAAGTAGACGCTACTTCAATAACAGTTTCGTGTTTATCAAATCCAATAATGTGTCTGGTCGCAACAATCAAATATTTACCACTAACACTTGGATCATCATTATCATCACCATCTTCTTTAATACCATTAGATGGTGCCATTACATTCACATTGAATCCAGAAGTCAATTGAAAGTTTCCTGGCATAGCAATTTTTAATCTTTTTGCCATTAAATTTGAAAGAATTGATTGTCTTTGAAATAAGTAATCTTCAATATTATCAACTTTTGAAATTGATGTTGGATCATTTTTTTTAATGTAGTTACTTAATTTTTGAGCTGTGCCAAAAATACTTACTGATTTTTTAGAATCAAATGCTTGTGTATTTGGTTTACCATCTCTGTCAAAAATTTCTGAAAAATCTGGATTCTCATTGGCATTTTTCATTGTTGTATAAACATCACCAAAACTAATTTCTTTCTTGGCAATCTGTCTTGTGATTGGATCAAAACCTAAAAATTGACCAGCGTTTACACCATCTCTTTGTTTTTTGAAACTGTCTGACTGTGAAACAACTTCAAATGCTCTTGCACTACTAATCTCACTAAATGGATTACCTTGTTTTGTATTCTTTGGTTCAAACTTAATATCCAATAAATCTTCTTGTGTTAATAATGTTGATAGTGATGCAAAGTTATACCCAACTATGTTTTGAAAGAACATAAAATTTGGTGCTTGATTAATGTCAACTGCTCTTTTTGCAATCCACTCAATTGCCTCTAATGGTCTTAAATTTGGAATTGGAAAATCTCTAATGCCACATGAGTTCTCATAAACACCACCAGATTCACCCGCTGGTATCTTCAAATAATTTTCCATTATCTTCTGCACCGCATATGAATAAGTGCCACTATAACTTTGATTGACTTTCTGTCTGTCAGAATAAGTCAATTCGTCTGAAGCAAAATGTAAGACATACATTTCACCTGAAGAACCTTCTGCTTTTCTATCAGTCTGTCTTATAATTCTAAATGCCTTTTT